TCGCGACGAGCAGGAACGTCACGATCGTGGTCGCGGTGTTGATGATCAGCTGCCAGGTATCGAGGTCACCCAGCAGGAAGAACGACGGTGCCCAGATGACCACCAACAGAACGCATGCCGCGAAGAACCAGGCCTTGGACACCCAGGCGTCAACCTTGTCGGCGAATCGGTCAAAGAAAGTCGGTCGATCCTTGGCCTCGCTGGGCATCGTCATCGGAGTTACACGTCTCCAGGATCGGAATCGAAGTGCACCGGCTTGGTCCAGCCACGCTCCACCGTGCGCTTCTCCGGGCCATCAGGCGTCTCGATGGTGATGGTCTGGGTGTTGGCCGGGTCGCCGTCGGGCTGCTTGCGCCAGAACTCCTCGGGCACCATCGAGCTGGTCGGGTACTGGGGTGGCTTGCCGTACTCGAACGGAATCTTCATGGTCATGAGGTGTCAGTCCTTATCCTCAGTGCGGTGCTTGATCTCACCGCAATAAGCGCCGGTATCCCCAGCCTTATCTTTGTTCTTCTCTTCGCAATCCGCGAAGTCTTTGTACTCAGCGAACGGTGCGCCTTTGAGTAGGTCACTCACATGGTCCAGCAGTGAGTTGACACGCTGCATGGGGTCGAAGTCCGCAGGAACCTCGTAGTGGCCGCCAGGACCCATCAGGGCGGTCTCCTGGCCCCAGTGACGGGGGTCGTCGCTGTGGTTGGTCGGGCAGCGCACGTCGTGCTCTTCTCCCGCCGGGGCCTTGCAGTACGGGCAGGCCTGACGTAGCGCGTCGGCCTGCTCTCCGGTCCACGGGTTGTCGTAGGCGGCCATGTGGGCGGCCTGGTTGGTGTAGCCGTGCTGGGGGTGCAGAGCGATCCACTTCTCCAGCGCCTGATCCCACCATGGCGACAGCGAGCTGCGCCGGTGCCAGTTGGGCGTGGTGCGCAAATCCTCTACAGGCCTGCGGGGGTCGGTCCACCAGTCCCCCCGGTCCTTCTGGTAGCGCGGGATCGGGTTGGTCAGCGGGTGCTTCTTGGCCCAGTCCTCCGGCGACTTGCCCTTGTCCAGGAACTGGTGGTAGCTCTTGGGCGCTTCACCCGGTTCGGGCAGGCCCGCGCCCTTACCGGCGGCGTCGACGTCGGCCTTGAACTTCGTCCAGGGACCGGCCTGCACCTGCTTGGGGATCAGGTGCTTGTTGGGGTCGGGCTCCATCGCGTTGAGGCGGCGGGTGGCCTCCCAGGCCGCGCGCGAGTGCAGGTCGTAGGACGGGTCGAAGTGGCCGCCCTGACCGTCGGAGACCTTCTTGCCGAAGTAGGCCGGAGTGGCGTACTCCAGGCCCGACAGGTCTGCGCCGTGCGGAGTATTGGACATCCGGACGTGGTGGGTGTCGATGGTGGAGTCCTGGTCGGGCGACATCCGCCAATCCGGCTCGCTGGACACCGGGTTGGTGGGGTGCTGGTAGTAGCCCGCGTCGTCCTCGACGTCGCCGCGCGGCTCGCGCAGTGGGGTGGGGTCGAGGATGTTGTTGGCGAACGCCGAGCGCTTCGGTCCGGTCAGCGCCTGCTGCCAGTCGTCGCCCTGGGAGTGGTAGATCGCCTTGGCGGCCTCGGTGTGACTGCCCATGCCGGGCACGGTGAAGTTGGGGTCCGACCCGTCGTAGTGGGTCAGGAAGTGGTGACCCTTCTCCATGTTCTCGTCCCAGCCCGTCTTGGGGCTGTAGGCGCTCATCACCGCGACGGCCTTGCCGTGGTGACCGGTGGTCTTGTCGGCCAGGTCCTTGGTGGCGTCGTGGGCCGCGCGGTACCAGACCCGGCCCTGGTAGGCCTGCTCCGGGGTCATGGCCTGGTGGTGGCTCATGTGGTTTTGGACCAGGTCCTCGAAGGTCTGGCCGGTGCCACCCAGCACGTTCCACGGGTCATGCTCGGGGTCTTGTGATGCGCCCACGGTACGCGCCAGCGCGTTGGCTCCGCGCTTGTTGGACGGGTCGAACATCTCCTCGGGGTGAGGGATGTCGCTGCTCATCGGCGGGCGAATCGGGGAGCGGAACGCGCCGCCGTTACCGGTGCGCCAGTCCTGGGCGGCCCAGTCGCCGGTGCGGCCTTCCGGTGCGGGAGCCAGACTCTGCTGGCCGTAGCCCGGATTCTCCTGGCCGCGACCGGGACCCTTGAGCTGTGGCACCGGGGGGATCGGTGCGGCGGTGTGCCAAGGGGTGCTCAGCGCGAACTGCTCGCGGGCGGTGGTGATGCGCACGGGGGCCTCCTCACCTATTAGGGCGAGTCAGTCCTCTACCTCCAGGGTGGTGATCACACCGGTGTTGATGGCCTCAATCAGCCAGTCGTTGAAGCTGAACACGAACGGACCCTGGGTGGCTTCGTCCCAGCCCTGACGGGCCTCGTGGACGGTCTTCTGGAACAACGCCTCGTGGGTGTAGAGCTTGCCGTCGGCGGTCTTGTAGATTCGCATCATGTTGTCACCTCCTCAGATGCCCTTAACCAGACGAACGCCCTGAGCGACTGCCTTGAGTGCGCGACGGGTTTCGACGATGCCCTCAAGCGAGCCGGTAGGAAAGCCGCCGACCTGATCGTCGCGGGTGCCGACGCGACCGGGGTGGGGCAAGAAGACCATCCACCAACGATCGTCGCGGGTGTTGCTGAGGTTGCCGATGTAGCCGAAGGTGACCTTGTGGCTGTGATCAGCGTCGGTCAAGCCCAGCAGCGCGTTCAGTTCGGCGATCTCATCGCGGAGGAGGACTTCCTGGCGCTCGTAAGGGGTGGCGGGGGCTTCGGTGGCCGGTGCGTTTGTCATAAGAAAGACTCTACCTGACTAGAAAGAATGTGTCAACAGACCTTCTACGTTGAGTCCTTGCTCCAGCTGGCGCAGCTTCTTCAGATCGATGATTCACCCTCAGGCCGTTTCTTCACGTTTGGCATTCGATGAGTGTGCTGCACGTTATACAGGTACGAGAAAACCCCCTCCCGAAGGAGAGGGTCTCTCGTTTGCTGCTTGGGTTAGATCCCCAGGTCAACCTATAGATCAGGCTTTCCGGAGGATCACAATTCCGCGCGGGTTCAGGATGGCCATGCCGACCAACTCGTCCATAACCCAGCCCTTGTGGAACTGCTCCACCATGTTGTTCTCCTCGACGTCGAGGGAGTACATCACGGGGAATACGCCCAGGAACTGCGGCTCCGGGGTCAGGTAGACCGACCCGCGTGGGATGATGATCGACTTGCCGATCTGGAACTCGCCGAACTGCACGATCCGCTCACCGGCGACCACACTGTCCTTGAAGGCCCAACCGGTCGTGTTGATGTCCCACCGGTACAGGTCGCGGTATTCCTGCGGGTTGCACAGCAGGCGCGAGCTGTCCAGCTGACGCTGGTCGGTGTAGGTGACGGCGGTGTACAGATCGTCGGGCATCAGGTGCGTGCCCGCGATGGTGATCTCGTTGGGGAGAGCACCGCCACCGGGGCCGGGCACCGCCGACGAGTCCACGACGCGGTAGCTGATGGCAGCCGCCTCCAGCAGGGTGATCAGGCGGCTGTCTTCCTGCCGCATGATGGCCTGCTTGGTCATGTCCTGCGTGTACTCGACGATGTTGCTCCGGAGGTAGTACAGGTCCTCCTTCTTGATCTGCGGGAACGAGGCGATACGGAAGAGCTGCACCTCGACACGCTTGCCCTCGAACGGCGTGATCTTGATCTCGCCCTCGTTGCCGTGCAGCATGTAGGCCTGACCGAGGTCGTCCAGCACGTCGTACTGGATCGGGATACCCGGCGTCAGCGTGTCCTCCAGCAGGACGTTACGCAGGATGCCCTGGTAACGCAGCTGCAGCTGGATCGGTCCGATCATCGACTGGCCGAGGCGCTGAATGCCGCCGACCTTGTCGGAGAGGATGTGCTGGAGCTTGGCCTGCTTCTCCACTGCGGACAGCTTGCGTCCACCCAGACGCCGCTTGGCGGCGACGATGTCGGCGACGTAGTCGTCGCTCGACTTGGCGAACCTGCCCAGGCCGCTACCTGCGGCCACTGGAAGTGTCGTAGTCATGATGCTTAGCTACCTCCAGCCAGAGTGCCGCCGGTCGACGCGAAGTCGTAGCGGTTGAGGCTGATGACGATCTTGTCGGTCGACGGGATGTCGATCAGCGTGGCGATGGCATTACCTGCGTTGACGCCTGCCGGGGTCAGCTGACCCTGGGCGTTGGCGGTGAGCATGTAATTGCCCGGACCGGTGACCTCGGGCCAGTCGGCCTCGGTGTCGAAAGCCGGTGCGAGGATCTCGAACGCGGCATCGGGTCCACCAGTCCAGACGGTGAACAGACCGGTACCGCTACCGGTGACCTCGTTGACCTCGTGGCCGTTGAAGCCGCCCGTGTTGACGAACAGGGCAGACAGGCCGAACGGGACAGTGCCCGCCGCGCCGGTGTAAGGCGCGAACACCTCTCCGTACACACGCTGCATCACGGTGCCGGGGTAGATGTCGAAGTCGATGTCGAGATCGGGGTCGAGGAACCCGCCCCAGGGGGTGGCCTGGTGGTTGGCGTACAGAGGACGCAGGGTGCGCTTCTGTGCCGGGTTGCTCAGGGGTGGCCTAAACACGACTCTTACTCCTCTCGGAATACTCGGGGACGCTTAGCCGAAAAGCAGAGCGTCGTTGCTGGGATCGTTGGCTGCCTGACGGCGAGAGGCGGTCCGCTTGGCGGGGGCACCTCCCTGGGTGAAGCCCGGAGGCAGTGGTGCGGTCCCGCGAGTCCTTCCGCTGGCGACACGCTGCTGGTAGGCCTGTCGATCCGCCTGGCGAACCATGGCGAACTTCTCGGCCATCGCCGTGCGATCGAGGATCAGACCACGGCTCATCTTTTCGTACTCCGCAGCGAGCTGATACTTCCGCTCGCGCGTATTCGGCTCCAGACCGGCGGCAATCATGGCTTCCGCGCAACGGACTGCCAGGATGCCGTCTGCCTTGGCGACGGTCTTGCGGCTCTCCTTGGGAGCCTGGCCCGGTGCCCAGTTCTGGCCCGTGCCCAAGTCGGGGTCGGTGATGTCCTTGCCCGCGTTGTTGTCCCAGCCGCTCTCGTCGAACTGCGAGGCCTGCGCCTCGGCGTCGGTGGTGTCGGCGACAGGGGCAGGCACACTGACGCGCTCGTCAGGTGCGGCGGTCTCCAGGTCCACTGCACGCTTGCGCATCTGGGTGCTCTCCTTCTTCCGAGCGGCTTCAACCTTTCGCGCTTCTCGCAACGCGATTCCCAGGGCCGGGAACATCGCGGCGACCTTGATCTTGTTGTGAGCGGCGAACTGAGCAGCGGCGCGCTTGATGGCGACCTCGGAGTGGTCACGCACGTGCTTGCCGGTGTGCTTGTGCAGCCAGCGGTCGAAGGTCTGGAAGGCCTTGACGTTGGACTCGATCGGCAGCGTGGTGGTGCCGGGGCCTGCCACCGAGGTGTCGATGCCCGCACCGGGGTCGGCGCTGTCGAAGTCGTCACCGGTCAGCTTCTCTGCCGACGGGACCGGAACCTCGGGGTTGACCTCCTCGGCCACCGGGCCGCCGGAGTAACCGACGTCGGAGTCGCCGTCGAGTTCGGCGCGGAACCGGCGACCGGTGCGCTGGAACTCGGCGTACTCCAGGGCGGTGCGCTCCAGGGCCGCCTTCTGGCGCTGCAGCTTGGAGGTCAGGCTGTGGGCGTAAGCCTCATCGGCAACGAGGTTGTCCTCGGTGTTGGAGATGTTCGGAGTGTCATCGTCAGGCAGATCGTCGTTGACCTCCGGCGGCACCGAGGTGATGAAGGCCTCTTCCTGCTCGCCCTCGTCATTGCGCGACTGGTCGCCGGTATCCACCAGGGGACCCTCGGCGAAGTGCTTAGTGCCCGCCGTCTTCCGGCGCGTTGCCAGGCTGCTGCGTGCCATGTTGGCGGTTCCTTTCACGGTGTTCCTACCTGTTGGTGAATCTGCTGCCCCGTTTTCCAGGGTCAGTAGGGCGGCTTGTCTGCGGAAGTCAGCGTCTTCCTCAGGAGTGAAGGCCCGCCCTGCTTCGATCGCGTCGTGCCAGTTGGCCAGACGGCGTCCGTAGTGGCGCTCCATCGCGGCCAGCGTGCGCACGCTGATGCGGGAGGCGAAGGTGTGCTGCGGCACCTGGGGGCTGGCCGGGACCGGCGAACCGGGTGCCATTGGCGGAGCCACCGGCTGGGTCTGCTGCGGCAACGGGATCTTCAGCGTCATGAAGTTGCCCTCGTCGGCGGCGGGGTCCGCGCCGGGAGCCTGCGGTGCCACCGAGGACGGTCCGGGCTGGCCCATGTCGCCGGGAGCCATGCCCGGCACCTGCGCGCCTTCGGCCTGATCGCGGTCGATCTGGGCGGCCTCGGACAGATCCGGCATCGACAGCTCCGGAGGGCTGTCCACGTAGTGGTGCCAGTCGTCGTTGTCGTCTTCAGGGGCGCTGCCCTCTTCACGCAGGGTGTCGACAGGGGCCGGGGCCTCGGTCTCACCCCACCCGAGCTTCTTGTACATGGCGGTACGCACCAATCCCTTCAGGCTGGCGGTCTTGGCGGCGTTGCGGATGACGTGCACACCGGCGGGACCGATCTTGACCGGGCTGACGGTGTAGTTGGGTCCGAGCCGCTGCGAGACGTAGGAGTGCAGCTCCTTGGGCGTGAAGCCCTTCTGGTAGGTCTCGCGGTTGGTGCCGGGGTTGACGATGAACGCGCCAGGGTCGCCGTTGTCGGCGGGGATGGCGCTCTTGGTCGCGGCCACCTCGTTGGCCCCACGGGTGGTGATGATGGCGTGGCCGCCCGGTGCCAGCGAGCGTCCGATGCCGTCGACGATCTGGTGGCGGATCTCCGGGGGCACCACGTTGAGCACGTTGAGGTTGGTGATGCGCCCGTGCGCGCCCTCGGGCACGTCTTCGGCGCGCACGTAGGTCGGCTCGAACCCGTCACGCGGGTGCGGCTCGTAGGTGTGGCCGAACTGCGCGGAGTGACCCAGGCCCGCGCCGTAGTCGAGCACGCCGTCGGTCGGCGCGCCCATCTTGTCGAAGTAGGCGTGGGCCTTGTTGTAGGTGCCCATGGTGCCGGGGCGCTGGGTCAGCTGGCTGTTGGCCGCTGGCGGCAGATCGGCCTGCTTCTTGGGCTTCACCCGGAACGGCTTGCCCTCCAGGGTGTCCTTGATGGTCTCGTCGGCGTCGTCCCACTCGCCCTCGGCGAACGCCACGGTGCGCTTGCGCGCGCGCTCGGCCCAGTCGGTCAGGCCCTTGTTGGGCAGCGCCTGCTTGGGTCCGGTCTCGGGCTCTTCCTCGCCGGAGTCGATGCGCTTGGCCCATTCCCAGTAGTCATCGGAGGCACCGGCCAGCTTGGCCAGCACCCGCTGGCGCACCGCCGCCTTACCCGGAATCGGCCCGATGTGGACGTGGTCCATGTGGTTGTCGGTCGGGCTGCCTCGGTCGGGCATGCCGCTGGAGGTGCCGTCGGCATTCCACTGCTTCTGCTGCCACAGCACGTAGGGCGCTCCGGCGTCGAAGGCCTTCTGCTTGACCGCGTCGGCCTGCGCCGGGTCGGAGGTCATGAAGTCCATCGCGCCGTGGTCGTGCTCGTGGAAATCGTCGACGCGATAAGTGCCGATGTCCGCGCCGGGGAAGCTCTTCACCAGGTCGTCGTAGAGCGGCTTGGTCTGCGGCATGTACTTGGCGTCACCGGCCTGCGGGGTGCCGCCTGAGTCGCCGCCAGTGGCCGGGGTCTTGCCCAGGTCGGTCGACGATCCGGCAGCGGCACTGCTGCCACCCATGTCACCGGACAGACCCGGAGGCACCGGACCGATACCGCCGGGAGTGGAGCGCGCGCAGCTGTCGTCGCCGGGGCCGCACTGGCCAGCGGCTGCGGTGCGCCGGTTGGCGACCAGGACCTTGGAGGCCACCGCCGTCTCGTCGGCGGGATCGAAGACGTAGCTCAGCTCGAAGAACGAGAGCTTGTGGCAGCTCTCGAAGACCAGCTTCTCCTCGACCTTGCCGGTGCGCCGGTTGCGGACGTGGATGCGCTCGCCCTTGTGGAACCGGACATGATCGCAGAAGTCGTCCTCGTCGACGGCCTTGTTACCGCAGGCGCTGCAGATGGTGAAGCCCGCCTCTGCGCCCATCGACACCGAGTCCAGGCCACCGGTGCGGATCTCGTGCGCCAGCTTGGGGAAGCGCTTGGCGTCGATCTCCATCACGGTCTCGATATACTTGTCGGCACCGTTCTCGATGTAGCGGGCCGCGACGACGACACCGCGAGCCTTCTTCGGGTCGTAGTTCTCGTGGTTGACGAAGACCGGCTTACCAACGAAGGTGTGGGCGGCTTCCTTCAGCTCGGCGCTGGGCCAGCCGTCATAGTTTTGGTTGACCCGCGCGCTGATCGCGCGCACGACCGTGTAGACGTAGCCGGGGCGGATGCCGGGCCAGCGCGCTGCGGTGTGGCTGGAGCCGACGATGCGGCGGATCTGCTTCTTGGACGGGTTGTTGACCCGCTCGCCAAACAGCTTGTGCTTGGTGGCCACGACACCTCCTCTCTACTTCTAGGTGGTCGTCGTGTTCACCACAGGCCGACGCTGTTCATCGCCTCGTAGTGCGTGCCCTTCAGGTCGAGCAGGTCGGCGTTGGACGCTCCGCCGATGTCGCCCTCGCGAATCAGCTGGTTCTGCTCGGCCAGGCTGTAGTTGCGCCCGGCGGTGCGCTGCATCGCGGTACGGGCGGCCACCGCCTGGAAGACCGGGCTGGAGGAGAAGTCGTCGAACCGACCGGCTGATGGAGCGTTGTTGCTCATCAGCGCGCGAGCCGCCTCACTGTTCTGGAAGTCGGCCACCGACGCGGTGTGCCCGGCGAAGGTGGAGTCGTCCTCGTCGAGGAAGCTGGCGGCGGTGCGCGGTGCCAGCGGGTCGAAGTCGTCGTCGAAGTCGTGGGCGGCTTCGACCGCCTGCGCCCGCGCGACACGCTGCTCGCGCACTACCTCCGGGGTCACCGGGGCACGGCGCGGGCCGCTTCCGGCGCGCTGAATGCCGACCGGCGTGTGCCGGTTGGAGGTGCGGGCCTTCTCCAGGCTGTCGAGGTCTTCGAGGTGGTTCTTGTTCGGCTCCTCGGTGACGTCCTCGATGTTGTCGGTGTAGTTGTCCTTGACGTTGTCCTTGAACTGGCCCCACTCGGTGATGTTGCGCCCGCCGCTGCCGTTGAACGGGGTGTGGCCGAACGCGCCGTCGGGGTAGGCGGCCTCGATCCAGTCACGGTCGGCGGCCAACTCGCGCGCGCCGAGGATGCCCGAGATCGAGCTGACCGCGTCGCCGATGCCTCCGGCGATGTCAGAGA